GTAATCAATTCTTGTTAATAAGAGTTAGGGCATACAAAGGGGGCGCTTGATATGGCTAATAAGATGGGGCTTGAATTTAAGGGATTTGATGAAGTTATCGCAAACTATGAAGCGGCCGGCGGCAATGTACAACGCGCCGTTGATGGTGCTTTGAAACAGTCGAAGCAGCTTGTTACAAGCCAATTGCAACAAGCGATACGACGACACCGGAGAACAGGCCAAACAGAAGCGAGCCTTGACAAAAATATGACGGTTCAATGGGATGCTTATATTGCAAGCGTTGACGTCGGTTTTCACATTCGACAGGGCGGGCTTGCGTCAGTGTTTTTGATGTACGGCACGCCGCGGGTTCCAAAAGATCAAGCCTTATATGATGCGGTTTTTAGCAGTCGCACAAAGAACCAGATCAAGAAGCTACAGGCGCAAGCCGTTAATACAGCAATTCAACGGACGTTAGGGGGTAAGTGATGGAAGATTTATTAATATCATTGCTTGAAAGTTTTGGTTATCCCGTTATGCGTCAAGGTAGTTTGTTCCAGGGTGATCAATATCCCCCGAAGTTTTTCACTTTTTGGGAAAATGACAGCGGGGACGGGAATTATTACGATAATGAGCCAGTGTGTATCATAGGTGATTATGACGTGAATTATTATTCCACGGATCCAGATGATACATACAGCACATTAAGAGCAGCAAAAAAAATATTAAAAGATGCGGGATTTATTATTTCCGGCGATGGTTATGACGTCGTGAGCGACGAAGAAACACACACGGGCAGAGGGATGAACGCAACTTTTATGAATTATGAAGGAGAGTGATTTAATTATGCCAGATACAGCGCAGCAGATATTTGAATTTAGGGGCGTTGATAGCTTTTATTTTGCGCCAATCCTACAGGATGATGCGGAAGGCTATGTTTGCGGAACCCCGGTACATATTCCGGTACAGGAGGTTGGAAAGTCAACCGATAGCGCAAGCGAAGCCCACTATTATGATAACAAAGCTATGATTGTTGTTAACAGTGAGAGCGCCGATACAATCGCCTTGACAATTGCGCCGCCGGAATTGAAACATTTTGCGGCAATGATTGGAAAGTCATTTGACGAAACAACCGGAATGATGGTGGATTCACCACGTCAGAATCAATACTTTGCTATTACGTATCGTACAAAGGGTACAGACGGCAAGTATAGATATGTTTCAAGGCTTAAGGGACAGTTTAATATCCCGGAAGAAACAAACCAGACCGAGAATGACGGGACCGACACCACTAACTTGCAGTTTGAGTATACCGGTATTTACACTGAACATGAATTTAATAAAGGTAAATTAGTCAATGGAGTTTGGGAAAAGTCTGGAGTTAAAGGTATTGTTGTCGATACAAGATACGGCCTTGCAGACGTTTCAAACTTCTTTGAATCAATCCAGACTCCGGACACTATTACAACCGGTTCAACTCCTACCGTAACCGGAATAGGCGTGACGCCGTCAACATTAGAATTAACTGTTGATGATACGGAGCAGCTTACCGCAACTTTATATCCCGCAGGTGCAACAGGTACTATTACATGGGAAAGCAGCAGTGATACAGTAGCGACAGTTGACGCAACCGGACTTGTTACCGCAGTCGGTGAAGGCACCGCGACAATTACAGCGACGTGTAACGGTAAATCCGATACATGCGCCGTAACAGTATCAGAATAATAACGCGTAATGCTCAATTTTAGCCCGTATTTCAATTTTTATAGAGTAAGAGTAGAAATACTCACTCAAAGTAATAAAATGAAAATACGGGCAAAATATGAGCTTGTAACCATATTAAAAATTAATTTTAATTATTAGGAGGATATGAACAATGGCAGATATTACATTAAATGTATACGAAAACGATTTTATAACAGTGAAGAAGACGGCACATGCGCAACTTGTAAAGGTTCCATTTGGCGCCGTTAGAAAATTAATGAGCTTACTTAATGTTGAAAATTTGAGTGATACAAAGCAGATACTTAATGTGGCCTTGTCGTCATGGGATAGCATTGTATCAATTTTAGATAGAGTATTCCCGGACATAGCGCCGGAGGAATGGGATTATGTGGACACAAAAGAGCTTGTGCAAGTGCTTTTTAACCTTCTTAAGTTTGGCACAAGCGAAATATTAACTATTCCTACAGATCCAAAAAACTAGAAGAGGGTGGCAACATTCCCCTTGACGAAATGTTGTTTTTAATTGTGCATAACTTATGTACTGCATATCCCGGCATTAATCCGCTGCATATAGATGGCGAACCGTTTCATGATGTTATATCTTTATATAGCGACGTGAGACGGATGCAGATCCGGGAGAATAGACAGAAAAACAATAAAGGTAAAAAGATCATACGCCGCCGGGCGTCAGATGATGCGGGGTGGTGGTAAACAATGAAATGGTATCATTGCCCGTATTGTAACCAAAAGCTATTCTTAATTGCACCGGACGCGATAATACACGGAATGCAGCTTAAATGTAAAAGATGCAAGAAACTAATAAACGTGAGCCTATGAGCCTATTAATACTAATCATGGTATTAATGGGCTTATTTTTTGTTAAAGTGAGGTGATAACGTGGCAGCGGAAAACGAAACAACCACAAAATTTAAGGTTGACATATCCGAGTTAAAAAAGGGCATACAAGACGCAGGGCGTCAGATTAGGCTTGCCAATGCGGAATTTAAAGCAGCGTCAAGCGGTATGAAGAATTGGGAAACGTCAAGTGATGGATTGACCGCTAAACTCAATCTGTTAAAAACCACTTTAACTTCACAAAAAACAATATTATCAAACTTACAGCAGCAATACGCGGCAGTTAGCGCCGAACAAGGCGAAAACAGCGCAGCTGCGCAAAATTTGGCCATAAGGATAAACAACCAACAGGCGGCCATTAATAAGACAGAATCCGCAATAAATGACTATGAAGGCGCACTTAATACAGTACAGCAAGCAGAAGCGGCAGCCGCAAAAAACGGTACAACCGTAGAAGAAGAACTTCAAAACATAGCAAAAGCAGCCGACGCCGCCGACAAAGAGACAACCGACGCGGCAAACGGCGGCTTTACAGTGCTTAAAGGCGCGCTTGCTAATTTGGCGGCTAATGCAGTAATGGCGGCCGTTAATGGCTTAAAAGAGTTGGGCGCTGCCGCTGTGAACGTCGGAAAGCAAGCAATAGCCGGATATGCCAATTATGAGCAGTTGGCCGGCGGTGTACAAACATTGTTCGGAGCAGGTGGCAAGAGCTTAGAAGATTACGCCAAAAGCGTAGGCAAAAGCGTTAAAGATGTTGAGGGCGAATATAACTCATTAATGACGGCACAAAGTACCGTCATGAAAAACGCCAATGACGCATACAAAAATGCGGGGTTAAGCGCTAACGATTATATGAAAACCGTTACCAGTTTTTCGGCGTCACTTATATCTAGTTTAGGCGGTGACACTGAAAAAGCGGCAGGCGTGGCGGATCAAGCAATTGTTGATATGGCCGACAACGCTAACAAGATGGGAACCTCCATAGGCGATATACAAAACGCATATCAGGGCTTTGCAAAGCAAAATTATACAATGCTTGATAACTTGAAGTTGGGTTATGGTGGCACTAAAGAAGAAATGCAAAGACTTTTAACGGATGCAGAAGCATTGACCGGGAAAAAGTTTGATATTTCTAATTTTGCAGACATAACCGAAGCGATACATGCAATACAAACTGAAATGGGTATAACCGGAGCCACTTACGAAGAATCGAGCAAAACAATTGAAGGTTCCATTAATTCCATGAAGTCGGCGTGGCAAAACTTTTTAACCGGCCTTGCCGCCGGGGACGAAATGGACCTATCACAGTTAATCAATAATCTTGTTGATAGCGTGGCCACAGTTGGCGTAAATGTATTACCTAGATTGAATACTACTATTGGTAGTATGGCGCAGGCTATACCGGTATTAATAAGTAAGTTATTTCCTATGGTTTTGGATGTTATAAACACCAATTTACCGACGATTATTAACGGCGGGGCGCAAGTCATATTAAGTCTTATAACTGGAATTTTGCAAGCATTACCGGGGCTTACGACAGCAGCGGGACAGATAATAACGAGCCTGTTAAGTACGTTAAGCAGTGCTATACCTCAGGTGATAACTACAATTATAAATGCTATTCCGCTAGTGGTTCAATCTTTAATGGCCGCTTTGCCCCTTATAATTCAAGCATGTTACCAGTTTGTGACCGCTATTGTGTCAGCTTTGCCCGACATTATTAGTTCCTTAATTTCAGCCCTTCCAATGGTAATTCAATCTATTGTGACCGGGCTAGTTTCCGGGGTTGATATGCTAGTTCAAGGCGCAACTACCTTGTTTATGGCTATAATCGACGCCATACCGTTGATTGTGAATCTATTAAGCACGAAGTTGCCATCTATTATTGACACAATTTTGACAGCCGTAACCAAGGCTTTACCTCAATTATTGCAAGCAGCGATTAGACTATTTACAGAAATTGTAAATGCAATTCCGAAGATTATACCTCCACTTGTAAAAGCATTGCCGTCGATAATTACAAGCATAGTTACAACATTGACAAATAATTTGCCATTATTGTTGAAAACAGCGATTTTATTATTTAATAGTTTAGTTGATGCTTTGCCAATAATCATAACGGCATTGACGAAAGAATTACCGAGCGTTATAAGTACGATTGTGACTGTATTACTTGATAATTTACCGACCGTCTTACAAGCTGCAATAACTTTGTTCATGGAAATTTTGAAAGCAATTCCAAAGGTTGCGGCCGAGCTTCTCAGGAGCATGCCGAAGATCATAAAATCAATCCTCACTGGTTTAAAAGATGGTATATCATCTGTTGCAGACATTGGAAGAAATTTGATCCGGGGACTTTGGAACGGTATATCTGATATGGCCGGATGGATTCGAGATAAAATAAACGGGTTCGGTAAAGGCGTGCTTGATGCGTTAATGAAATTCTTTGGTATAAATTCACCGTCACGAGTTATGCGGGATCAAGTCGGAAAATACTTGGCTTTAGGTATTGCCGAAGGTATTACAGAGAATCAAGATGCGGTTGACAAGGCAATGAAAGCAATAACGGATGATATAAGCAATCCGGTTGATTTTGGTCCCATAGGTCCGAAGCTGCCACGTTATCCGAGCGGTGGAGTAGGTGGTGCCGGTGCAATTGGACACGGTACAACATCAACTTATACATTCAACCAATACAATACAAGCCCCAAAGCACTTTCAAGGCTTGAAATATACAGACAAACAAACAACATTCTAAACTATGCAAAGGGGGTGTAAGTCATGCAGATTGCAGTTGATAATTATTTAGGCCAGCGGTTACAGCTTGACGATAATTTTAAGGTAATAAGCGTTGACGGACTTACACCCGCCGACGCAACAATTAATACATCCGGAGCAGGGATTGCAGACGGTACATTCTATAATAGCTCATATGTCAATCAAAGAAATATAGTATTGACGATAGTACCAGAAGGAAACGCCGAACAAGGACGCCTTACTCTTTGGAAATATTTTAAGCCGAAATATCCGTGTACTTTGTATTTTAAGACAAATACGCGCCATGTGTATATTAATGGGTATGTTGAGACGATCCAGGGCAGCCCCTACGAGAACAAAGCGCGCTATCAAATAAGCGTAATATGTCCTCAACCATTCTTTATAGATATGACACCGGCTGTATATAATCAATCCGTGACAAGTGATGCGTTTATGTTCCCTGTTACGATACCGGAAGAAGGCATTATCTTTGGTAACGTAACGAGTGGTATAAGTGTCAATGTTGAAAATGTAGGAGAAGAGCGAAGCGGCGTTGTTATTGAGCTTACCGCAAGTGGTAATGTTGTGAATCCTACAATATATAACACCACCACGAGAGAATATTTTACAATTTCCGTCGAAATGGTAGAGGGCGACAGTATTATAATTGATACAAGGCGCGGCAAAAAAACAATCACAATGTATATAAACGGGCAGGCGATAAACATATTAAATAAAATGTTACGCGGTTCCACGTGGTTTACGTTGCAGCAGGGCGATAATGAATTCACTTACACGTGCGCTTATGGCGATTTCAATTTGACCGTACAATATACGCTTTATACGCTTTATGAGGGGGTGTGATGATGCTTATATATGTATTAGATACCAACTTAACACGCGTCGGTGTTATTGATGTAATGTCAAGTATAATTTGGACTAACCGCTATTATACATACGGAGATTTTGAATTATACTTATCGGCGACACCGGATAATTTGGCGTTGTTGCGGGAAAATTATTACTTAATCCGGGACGGCTACGAATCAAACGCAATGATAATTAAAAAGATAGAGATTAACACGGATGTTGAGACCGGTAATTATATAACAGTAACCGGGCAATGTCTGAAGTCTATCTTATATCAAAGAATCATTTGGAATATGACGAGCCTTAGCGGAAAAGTTGAAAGCTGCATATCAAGGTTATTAACAGAAAACGCAATTAACCCGGAGATCACAGACCGAAAAATAAATAATCTTGTTAACGCTAATACATTGACTACGGCTTACAGCATGACGGCTCAATACACCGGGAAAAATTTAGGTGAGACAATAGCCGAAATATGCCAAAATTACGGCATAGGTTGGGAAATTCAATTAAATCTTAATAAAAAGCAATTTAATTTTGTTTTGTACAAAGGAACAGATCGAAGTTATGACCAATCAACTATACCACCAGTAGTGTTTAGTAATGAATTTGAAAATTTATTACGTACAACATACACTTTCGATACAACTAATTATAAGAATGTCGCAAAAGTAGCAGGTGAGGGCGAAGGCGTAAACCGTCGAGTTGTGACGGTAGGAAGTGCAAGCGGCTTAAATAGATATGAAGAGTTTGTTGATGCAAAAGACGTAAGCAGCAATGACGGCCAAATCAGCAATACCGAGTATTACAATCAGCTTATCGAGCGGGGTAATGAAAAATTAGCGGAGCTTGATTACACCGAAAATTTTGAAGGTGAAGTAGAAACCAATTACACCTATAAATTAAATCAAGATTATTTTATAGGTGATATTGTGGAAGTAGTAAACGAATACGGCATTGCAGCAAGCACACGTATTTTAGAGGTTATACAATGCGAGGATGAAAGCGGCATTTATACAATACCAACGTTTTCAAATTATATCTTAAAGGAGGGATAAAACATGTATCAATATGGATTTTTTAATGCTGTAGACGGTGATAGAACATATAACGCCGACGACTTTAACGAGTTTTTCAACGGAATCTTGACAGATAACGGAGTTTATAAGAAAAGCGGGGACGGATTGGAAGTGGTTCCGGGTTCCGGTATGAGTGTAAATATCAGTACGGGCCGTTGTCGAATACAACAGCACTTTATTGCAGTTACGGCCGTTGAGAATGTCACATTGCAGGCGTCAAGCATGACCTTAAATCGTTATGATGCGATTGTTTTGAGATATAACCAGGAAGAAAGAACGATCACGCCAACAGTTATTACAGGAACACCGGCAAGCAGCCCAACACAACCGAGTATTACAAGAGATGCAAACACTTATGATATGTGCTTAGCGTATGTGTATGTACCGGCCAATAGTAGCAACGTGAGCGCAAGCAATATCACAGATAAACGGGAGGATGATGGCGTTTGCGGATATTGCAAGCTGCAAATTGACGCTATTAATGCAGGCATTCACGAATATAGAAATGTGGTTAATGTGAGCGCTAATACTCAAAGTATTAATATTGGTATATCAGAGATT